GTGGTAGTTCAAGCAGGATGCCTTCCTCATTTACATAGCCTGTCAGTACTTCATCTCCATAGTAATCGTACATGTGAACAATCTCAATCAACCCATTGACTGCGCCTTGCATGTCTTTGAGTCCATTGAAATCTTTTTCTTCATAGGTTCCATCGGGGTAAAGCACTGCACCTTTGGGCATCTGTCCGTCTCCTTTGATTATGGTTTGCTTTATTTTTATTTGTGTTCTTTTAATAACTACTTTACTTGGACTCATGTTTAAACTCACGACCGACTTCTAACTCTGCGCCAATCGTGTTAACAGCATCTGATAGAGCCTTAAAAAACTCTACCTTCTTGTCCTCACTGAGGTGTGCCACCATCTCGGATGTAACCTCTGCTTTCCACAGCGTTGTCATGAGTTCAATCCCTTCATCATTTGATTTAGTTCTGCGTAAGATAGTTTATCGCTAATGAATGGCACGCTGTCAACAGTTTCTTTCTCTGTTAATCCAGCATGCTCGACCCATGATTTGTATGGGGTAGCACCCTTGTATAGTTTCATAAAGTCAAGGGCTGATAGGTAAAGTTTGTACTCGTTGTTGATAATGAGTGCAACATTCCATGTCTCGTAGTTTGCCCAGCCACTGTAAGAATCTTTCTTCTTTACTGCAGTCATGTTTAAACACCTTCGCTTTCTAGTTTTGCAATCTGTGCTTTGAGATTCTTAATGCGCTCGGCATTTGTTGGATGCACCCTGCCACCCATTTCGATTACGAGTTCACGATACTTTGCTGAGTACTCATCATGATACTTGTGGCATAGGTACTTAACTGCTAAGCCTTGTGCCTTCTGATGTACTGATGCGCCTTTGGGTTTTTCCACTTACTTTTCCTCGCTTTCAATCTTGGTTACACGAAGGACTGACTGTGCCTCGAGTCTAAAGATTATGTAATCAATGGTTGCTTGTTCTGTCATAGGTGGAGAGCCTGCCTCCTCATCCTCGACTGTGATGCTGAAAGTTCTTGATGTCATTTACTTACCTACCTTCTGTGCATCCTTCAAGATTTTAATTGTTCTGCGTAGGTTCTTGTTGTCGTTGTTGAGTGCGTGGTTGCCTACGATTAGAGCAACCAGTGTTCCCACCAACACGAATAGCAGAATCACGATAGCGAATAGGTCTGTTGAAGTTAACATTTGAATCTAGTTTCCAATCTATTTGGTAAGCACTGTTGCCTACAGAAAGAATCATCTCATACTGTATGCAATGGATGTCAAGTACATTTCAAAAACTTTTTAAATTATTTTTTTGTTTAAACATAACCGCATCTATCTTTTAGTTTTACCTGCGGTAAAACCTATGCTACCACCCGTGTCAAGTACCATTGTTTAAACAGCATTTAGCAATAAAGTTCCTGGGGGCAAACTTTTTTGTATTGTTTAAACGCAAGTGCACTTACCTGGGTGTCAACTCTTGTACTGTTTAAACGCTACGCAATTAGCAGTCCCTGGATGCGAGTGCTAAGACAAAAGAAAAACCCCTGCCGAAGCAGGGGCTTTCTTTATCGGTGATGCTGGGGCATGCTACCGAATCTTAGAATAGGTGCGAGTCATAGTAACTTGCATGCTCGCTTAACTCATCCTCATACTTTCCGATTGCGTACTTGCGCCAGTCGTGGCTGATTGCTGAGCGGTAAGGCTTGAACTTCTGATGCTCAATAATCTTTCCGTTCTTAACCTTGAAGTACTCGCCTTCCTCTGCTGAGTATGACCAGTCAAGGTCTGAACCAAGCATGATGCCTGCGTTCTCGATTGTCTCCTCGGTTGAACCATAAACCAGTGAACCAGTTAAGGTCTGACCTATCCACAGTGGGCTGTTAGATACACGAGCAAGGTGCAAGGTGTCGCCTTGGTCTTGGGTAATCCAAGCCAATGCCGCGCTACCTTGGATGCGTGTCAGTACCTCGGCAGGATGTTTGCCCTGAGTAAAGGCAAGCAATGCCGCGACAGCCTCTGAATCTACTTGACCGATGCGGTCAACCTTGAGTTGTTTAAACAGTTGGTCATCGTTGGCGATGTGTCCGTTGTGAGTGAGTACGATTTTGCCACGCGGAATTGGGTGGTTGTTGTCGTTAATACTTGGCGAACCTTGAGTTGCCCAGCGTGTATGCAAGATTGCAGTTGTTGCATCCTTGCATACATTCTGACCAGCCTTGGTAGCGATGAACTTAGAGGCTGAGATTGGTGCCTTAGTAATGGCACGCTTTCCCTCCTTGTTAATCCATGCCACACCAGTGGCGTGATAGCCACGATGTTCGATGTCGAGAAGCATCTGCGATGCTAACTCTGTTGTGTTTACATGGTGCTTAGGGTTAAGGCAGAAGCCTGCGATTCCACACATTTATTTATTCTCCAGTCTGTTAGGTGTTGATGTTGTAATTGTATCACGACTGATGCGCGTTCCAATAACCTTGTTTAAACAGTCACTTGCAACGAGGTAATCCGCATCTGATTTGGAGTAAACCCCAGCGAACTTGCGCCCGCTTGGGTCTACACCTTCCACGATGTATAACAATTCGTTACTCATTGCTATCTGTTGCCAGTAGGTAGAAGTAGTAAACGATTCCAGCGATTGTCATGAACAGAAGCGCACGACCATCTGTGAAGAATGAGAAGTCCATGTTTAAACAGCCTCACTCTTTGAGAATTGCTTTTGCAATTCGACTCGAGCCAATGCGACTTGAGTTTGAGATAGCGGTATCTGTATGGCTCTGTCGTAGCCAACAAAACTCCGTAATAAATCGAACTGCGATTCATTTATTTCACTGAGTAATTGCTCGGCTGTTTGTAGTTTGCGAAGCAATGCGAATTCATCTGATGTTAGTTGTCTTTGTGTCATGTTTAAACACGCTCCTTCGTAGCCTCGCCACAGTCTTGGCATGACCAGTAGATTCCGTCTTGGCTTGATGAGTAATCAACCCTCGCGCCACAGTCTTTGCATTTCATGATTCCAGTCCTATCTGTTTAAACAGTGCGAGACTTTCTCGCATCTGCTTGTGCCTGCCGAGGGTAACGCTCCCTCGCTTGCCCACTTGGGGCAGGCTGTCGGCTTACGCCTGACCTTGTAGGCTCAAGGCGCGTTGCTTGAGGTATTCCGCTGTTCGTACATCGAGGTTATCCTGAGCGACCTCATCGAGCAGGGTTTGGATGTTGTTTAAACGGATATCTGTTCGTGAGTAGGTCGCTCCGAGCAGATTGTTTGCCTTGCTGTAGTCAATGAGTCCTGCAATGAACTCTGCCCAAGCAACAGCCTTGCGACCATTCAAGGTGCCTTGGTGTAGGCGAACCTCGATTGTGCCATGGCGGTCATAGGATTCGAGATTGAGCGACACATAGCGGTCACCGATTCCGATTTGACCTGAGCGGATTCGCTCGGCTGTGGCGTGAGCCTCGGCAACAGTGCGAACCTTGCAGAAGCGGTTGTTTAAACGGCTTGGGGCAACCAAGGTGCCGATTGTTTCATGCGCGGTGTGCCAGTTGATGTAAAAGTTGGCGAGGGTGTTTAAACGCTCATGGTAATCATCTCCAAAACTATCGAAACCGATATGGACATGGTAACCAGTTGAGCGGTCAACCCTTGCGCCTGCATTTAACAACAAGCGTGCAACAGTTGAAGCCTCGTTTAAACGGGCATCGTTGAGGATTGGAGAAACCAATTCCGCGCCTGAGATTGAGCCATCATAAACGGCTGACCACTCGGTTGAGAGGACATGTTGGTTGCGAGGGGCGGTACAAGCGATTCCGCCTTGAGTGAGGACAGTTGAAGCCGTTGAGGGTGAGATTCCGTTGACTTCGAACTCTAAGCCGTATGTGAAAGTAGACATGGTTTAAGCCTCCACTAGAGATTGGTTGCATGCAGGGCAGATTGGGGAGCCAAGATTCACGAGAGTTGAGCGAGAAACTCGGGCAATGTAGTTGTCGTTTAAACAGGCAACCTTGATGAGGCGAGTTGATTGTTTTGGAGCCTCGGTCAATTCGATTTTGGCATGAGGGTATGCACCAAGGCGAGCCAAGATTGGCTCACACCATGAGGGCAAGGACTCAAGAGGCTTGGCAACAGAAGCCGAGGCTGAGCGCCAGTTGCCTGATTGAGCAACCTTGAGCAATGGCAGAATGAGGCGAGCAACAGTCTCGGCATCGTCCACAGTTGGAGCCACAAAAATCTCGGCTGTGAAATCGGCTGAGGCTGTTGGAGGGACGATTGAGGCTGAAACAGCCTTGCGACCTGATTTTGGAGGAAAGCCACAGGAAAGGCGGATTGCAGATTCCTCATCGCCTCCGTTTTGGATAGTTGAGGCAAGGTGAGGGCGTACAGCAATGGCAAGGCTTGCCAGCCACTGTTCGCGGTTGAGTACAGGCATTTGGTGCATCCAGTCTGTCGGGGGTTTTGCCGACATGGAGAAACTTAGGGCATCGGTTTAAACACTGTCAACAGATAACGGCAAAAAATATAAAACCGCAGGTCGCTACGCATAAAACTTTTTTGCGACACGAGCCGATTGGGGGCTAAATCGGGGGCAGAAACAGCCCACAGCGAACAGCGAAAGTTTAAACAGTCGTAAGTTACCGAGGAGTAACAAGGCTAAAGTCAGTGCTATACACTGATAATTCGATTCTTACTGTATCGGCATAACTCTAAAGTGTCGTTAAACAACTGACTTTAGCGATTTACTAGCGAGTAACTTATGGCGGTTGTTGAACTTTCAACTACTTATGCTCAAGCCTGCATGCTGGGGGGGGGGAGCGCGATACATGGAAAGAGCGCGAGGCTATACAGAGTCAGTGCCTCAGCCTGCCCTAGCCCTGCCTTGTCCTAGCCAAGCCTGCATGCATAGCCTTGCAAGCAGGTGCTTATCGTTTAAACATGCAAGCATTGCAGGTGGGTGAGTCATCACCCCAGGGTTATTAAACTGCTGGTATCGGTATCGGTATATCTCTACCTACATAACTTTGATAGTGGTGGGGGTCTGACCTGCACTTTTACCCCACAAGGGCTATGTGATGTAAATCACATGCCCTAAGATGTCCAATAGTGTCCTTCTGGACACCTATAGTATAGTGAGAGGCGAAATTATCGGAGCCTCTCTGCTAAGCAACAGCGCCCTCTAGGGGCGCACCCTAAATGAAGCCCTAACCTTCGGCTTCGTTTAGACTTCGCCTTCGGTTAGAGTTTGCCCCAAAACTCACCACAAATGGTTTTGGAGCATGCTATGGAAAGAAAGAGAACAACCTCTGCTTCGCATAAAAGCGATGCTATTAAAAAGCAAGTCATTGACTTCCTAATGCAGGGGTACTCTGTCCAAAAGGCGATGGATGCCGTAGGTCGAAGTGTTAAGACCTATGAGTACTACCGAAAGACCGATGAGCAGTTTGCCTTAGCCATTGATAAGATTCGCTCTTTAACAGCACGGGGTGAGGTCGGCTCTCCACGAGGGGAAGTACCACCCTTCCCAGAGTTTTCAGAAAAATTTTTAGGGGTCCAAGTATTCCCCCATCAAAAGCACTGGATTGATTTACTAGAGGGTCGAGAGCCTGAGGATGTACATCCTGCTATCTCCTATGAACCTGGGTCATCAGACCTAATCATAGTCAACACCCCACCAGAACACGCTAAGTCTACGACCATTACAGTAAACTATGCGGTATATCGGATTTGCCAGAACCCTAATATCAGAATAATGATTGTGTCTAAGACACAGGCTATGGCACAGAAATTCCTGCTTTCTATCAAGAATCGTCTAACCCATCCTCGTTATCAGGATTTACAACTAACCTTTGGTCCGCCAGGGGGATATGAAAAAAATTCCGATTCGTGGAAGCAGGACCTAATTTACCTATCCTCCGAGTCTCGTGACTCTGGAGAAAAGGACCCTACAGTTCAGGCTGTGGGTATTCGTGGTCATATCTATGGTGCCCGTGCTGACTTAATCATCATGGACGACTGTGTTGACCACACTAACGCCCATGAGTACGAGAAGCAGATTGACTGGATTCAATCCGAAGTTATGTCTCGTATTGACAATGACGGCGGACGACTACTGGTTGTAGGCACTCGACTACGCCCACGAGATTTATATTCCGAATTGCGTGACCCTATGCGCTATCCAGACGAGACATCCCCTTGGACATACTTTGCCCAACCTGCCGTATTGGAGTTCGCAGATGACTCGAAGGACTGGGTTACGCTCTGGGCTAAGACCAACATGCCTCCCGTATCTGGCAATGGTGTACCTGATGAGGACGGACTCTACGACAAGTGGACAGGTCCAGCACTGCATAAGAAGCGAAGCCGTATGTCCCCAAACTTGTGGGCGATGGTCTACCAACAGCAACAGGTTCACGAAGATTCTGCTTTCCCATCAGATGCTATCAAAGGCGTTATTAACGGCGCTCGCAATATTGGGATTATCCCGAAAGGTAAGCATGGCGTTCGACCTAATGGTATGGACGGGCTTATTGTGGTTGCTGGTCTTGACCCCGCTGGCTCTGGTTATACCGCCGCTGTGGTTCTTGGCTTGGATGTTTCTACGCAGAAGCGTTACTTGCTGGATGTCTCCAATGTTGCGGGGATGAAACCAGATGACATTCGTAATTTAATTAAAGACTGGACTGAACGCTACAGAGTTACAGAGTGGCGTGTTGAGAAGAACGCATTTCAGACAATGCTTACGCAGGATAGAGAAGTCCGTGAGTTCTTAACTCGCAGTGGCTCTATGTTGCGTGAACACCATACTGGTCAGAACAAGTGGGACTCAGACTTTGGTGTGGCATCTCTAACAACTTTGTTTTATGGATGGGATGAAGGCAATGCTCTTATTGAGTTCCCTTCAACACATTCTTCCGAGGGTCTTAAGGCTCTCATTGAACAACTTGTGACATGGTATCCAGATTCACCTAAGTCACAAAAGACAGATACAGTCATGGCGTTCTGGTTCGCAGAACTTGGATGTCGTGACCGCTTGGCAAGTGCAACTAACTTTTCTAAGAATCACAACAGAATGGGTATGTTTCATACGCCGTATGACCGCTCACAACAATACACCGTCAATCTTGACGAACTATACGCATAGAACAGGAGGCGAATGTGGCTCTATCTTTAGATGATATTAAAGATAACTATGACCGCTACCGCCAGCAATTCGCCGAGCGAGACAGCCGCATGGAAGCAGTGCTGCTTGTCCGCAAGGGTCGCATGCGTGATGTTTACCCAGACCTTTTCCCCGATGGTCCTTTTGAAAATCCTATCGTGGCAAATATGGTGGACATCGCAGCACGCGATTTGTCAGAAGTAATTGCTCCGCTACCAGCATTTAACTGCAACTCACCTACAATGGTGTCAGAGTCTGCTCGCAAGAAGGCAGACAAGCGTGAAGAAATTGTTAACTCTTATGTTGACTTTTCTGATTTGCAAAGTCAAATGTTCACAGCCGCTGACCGCTATATCAGTTATGGTTTTGTTCCAGCACAAGTAGAGTTCGACATGGAAGCGCAGATGCCTCGCATCCGTTTCTTAGAAGCAGTTGGTTCTTACCCAATCATTGACCGCTTTGGAAATGTTAACGCTCTCTACCAGCGCACAATGAAGCCAGTATCTGAACTTATGGCTTTGTACCCAGAGTACGCACACATCTTGTACGACAAGGATGAGCACAACTCAATGACATCTTTGTTAGAAGTTGTGCGTTATCACGACAAAGACCAAGATGTTTTATTTGTACCAACACGCAATAACCTTGTTATTGACCGTGCTAAAAATCCTATTGGCGAATGTATGGTCCGCGTTGTTATGCGCCCATCACTTGACTCACAGGCTCGTGGTCAATTTGATGATGTATTGCCAATCCAAGTAGCAAAGGCACGCTATGCACTTCTCTCACTTGAAGCAGCAACTAAAGCAGTTCAAGCACCCATGGTCGCGCCAAGAGATGTCAGTGATATTGCTCTTGGACCAGATGCTATCATTCGTACAGAACGACCTCAGGATGTCCGAAGAATCCCATTGGAGATACCAGCAGGTGCTTTTGCACAGCAGCAGGTTCTTGAAGGAGAGTTGCGTTTAGGCTCTCGTTATCCTGAATCTCGTACAGGTAACATTGATGCTTCAATCGTTACAGGTCGTGGTGTTCAAGCCCTTATGGGTGGATTCGATACACAGATTAAAACAGCACATGCAATGTTTGCTCGTGCATTTGTCGAATTGATGAGCCTTGCTCTCAAGGTTGACGAAATGGTATTTGCCGATGTTGAGAAGAACCTGCGCGGTACTCGCAATGGAACTCCATATAACATCAAGTACAAGCCAAAGAAGGACATTGATGGTGATTACACTGTAGATGTTCAATATGGTTTGATGGCAGGACTTGACCCTAACCGCGCTTTGGTATTTGGTCTACAGGCTCGCGGAGATAAGTTGATTTCACGCGATTTCCTACGCCGTCAGATGCCTTTTTCTTTCAATGCAACACAGGAAGAAGAAAAAGTTGACACCGAAGAACTACGCGATGCAATGAAGCAAGCGATTGCTTCTTATGCTCAGGCTATTCCAGCCCTTGCTTCTCAAGGTCAAGACCCGTCTGACATTCTTTACAAACTTTCAGCCGTTATCAATGCACGCCAGAAGGGAACCTCTATTGAGGTTGCGGTTTCTGATGCGTTTAAACCACAGAATCCCCCACCTGGTGCGATGACCCCTGAGGGTATCGTAAGTCCTGACATGATTGGGCAGCCAGGAGCGGTCCCGCCAGGTGAGGGCGAACTTCCACTAGGTATGTCTGCAACTGGTCGTATGCAAGGTGTAGCACCAGGACAGATTGCTCCAGGCGGTCGTCCAGATGTTCAATCTCTTTTAGCAGGATTAACAGCGAGAGGCGAACCTAATCTACAGGCTTCTCTCCAAAGACGAGTACCAGTATAAAGGGGGTGAAAAATGAAGAAAGCGACAGCAAAGAAAGCAACAGGAAAGAAGCCAGCGAACCAAGGTTCAGCAGGTAAGCCTAACTACCAGAAGCCTATGAAGTCATCTGTTAAGAAGATGTCTAATAAGTCAGGTATGTTGTACACAACAAAGCAACCAAGCGGCACACGCGGGTCAGGTAAGTAATTCTTAATCCTGAGCATGATTTAAAACTGCTCAACTAATTTTAAAAGACTGAACTTAATTGTGAGGGAACTATGGCACTGCCAAAAGACAAAAACTTTGAGGTATCCGCAACAGGCGGAGCGGGAACTAATGGTCAACCAGCACGCTATGCAGCAGGCATAGACGGCGCACAGGACTTCTATGACCTACAGACTGCAGCACAAATGAGTGGCTCAAACCCAGCGTTCTCTACAGTTCCTTCCCCATCAGGGCAACGCCCATTCCGAGGCGACAGCGCAGCAAAACTTGTACCACTAGATGCACC